TCTTTAGATGGTATATTTTCAGGATTAGCAGGATCAAACACAAAACTTTTGACAGGACTGCAAGGTGTAAAGCAAGAAATCATAAATCTTGCAACAACAAAGGGTAAGAAGTTTACAACTGAGCAATTAAAGAAAAAAGGGTTAGAGTTCGTTAAAGAAAGCGCAAAAGAATTAGGTATAGAAGAAATACCTGTTTTGCTTAGTGAAAGAGGTATCAATTATTTAGTAAATCAAAGTATAGGCCGAGAAGTTCTAAACCAAAGCGTCACTAAAGCTGATCTTTTAGAAACAGCCGTTCTAACTATTGGAGCAACTTCTGGTCTTGGTGGTAGAAAATTACTTGGTGGAAACAGAAGAGCTGACTTTGTTAGAGTTATAGGAAAAGATATAGATAATCTTCAAGGAACTCTTAATGAGTTGGTTTTAAATAAAGAGCTTACAAAAGACCAAGCCTACAATGCATATAATGAAATATATAACATGCAGGCAGGCGAGCTCAAAACAAAAGGAACTATCCTAATGTCTCAAAACGTAGAGGAGGCAGCAGATCTTTTGACGCAAAGAGAAAAGCTAACACAACAAAGAGAGGGTTTAGAAGGACCTCTAAAGGAAGATATTGATAAAAGAATTACAGATGTTGATGAGCAGATAAAAGCACTTAAGCAGAGAGATGTAAGTGAAGCTCAGGCAATCATTGATAAAGAAAATAATGTAGAATCTAAAACAGAACAAGATGCCAGTACGGAGCAAATCACAATGGAGGAAACTAGCGCAGACACAACCCAAGATACTGAAGAGGTGGTTGAAGGAGTACCCGGCACAGTACGAGAGTCTACCAGAGAGACTGACACCGAAGTCCAAACCACTCCTGACCAAGAGGCGCAGACAGAAATCAATTCTTTAACTGATACAGAGCAAGACACAGAGATGAGTGTGAACACAGATAGAGTTAACTCTATTGTGGATGGAATCATCGAAAAGACTCGAGGACGAGGTAAGAGAAGAGGAGATAAGGACAATAGATTATCAGAGCAAAAAAATGCTTTAAACTATTTAGAGGGATCACAGGTGTTTAATGAGCAAATGAATGATAGCGAAAGAGAAGCTGTTGTTCAGGATTTAAACAAGAAGCTTGGATTAGAGATTCCTTCTCCAACCAAAAGACAAATAGACGCAAAGAAAAAGAAGGATAAAAAGTTTGTAAAAGTTGATGAGTACGCAGCTCTAAAAGACCAAATAAAACTCGAGGCAAAAGCTGCTCGTGATGCAAAGAAAGACCAAACAACTAGAAGAAAATCCTTATATGAGTCTATAAAGAATGTTAGGAAGATGGGCAACATTAGTCTGAATAAGGCTAAGCAACTTATAAAGCAGGTTTCTACAGTTAACCTGAATAACGCCAAAAAAGTACAAGAGGTTATAGACTATGTAGAAAATGCAGCCAACAATGCTGAGTACGAAGCAAAAGTAAAAAAAGCAAAAGTTATTCAAAAAGCCATAAAGAAAAGCGCTAAAGGCAAAGAAGCAACATTGTCTGATGCAGCATTGCAGTTTGCAAAAGTAAACCCATCTACTGTAACTGATATTGATGCGTATCTTGAAAATGCACAATCCGTAAAAGATGGTCTACAAAAAACAAAGAAAACTAAAGGAGGTCTCAAAGTAGCCAAACCTTTTGATGTTGCAAAAATTGATCAGTATAGTAAAACTGAAATAGAAAACGAAGCCAAAAAGAACTTTCAGCTTGCAAAAGAGTCGTTTGAGGAGCTCACAGGAACAGATCCTGGTGATCTTACATTAGAACAAATAAAAGACGTTTTAAACACCTACGAAACAACTCCTGAAAAAAGAGCAGATTTTGAAAAAGAAAACGCAGAAGTAATTGATAAGGCTGTAAATAACGCCTTCAATAACACTAAGATTAATATTAAAGGAAGTATTGAGAGTGGAGACTTGCAGTTAGATGGTGAAAAGAAAGCTTTGATTAGAGGTTTTTTGAATATGGATTTAAGTGTGTTTAATACTTCTCAAAAAATGGCTGTATTAGATGCGATTGTAAACTTTGAGATGAATCAGTCTACAGGCGGTATGCAATCTATATTAAGCCAATACAAGGGTGATAAAGGAATGAAGACCTTGAAAAAAGACGGCATAAAATCTATAGAAAAAAGCAGTTGGCTTGGAAGGACTTGGAATAAATATATAGCTACCCTTCCAAATGTATTTGACCTTATGTTTAAATCACAAGCAAAGGCCAACAAAGTTATGAAGGAAATGGGCTTTACAGACCTTGTAAATGGAGCTAACAAAGCCAACAAACAAGCCTCTGTGGTTGAAAAAGACTATGCAAAAGCTTTTGATAAAAAGAAAATGCGTGAAGGAAAATACTTTGATGAAAAGAATGATATCGAAAGAGGTATTTTAGCTGAGGTTAGAAGGGTTGCTCCTGGAACTGAAGCAGAGCAACAAGCTGAGTTTGAAACAAGTAAAGGGTTGGTAAAAGAAACATATGAAAGATTACTTAACAGCAAAGATCCTTCAAATCAAAAAAAGGGCGAGGTAATAAAAGAGGTTTATGACAAGATATTAGCTGACGCTGAAACTATAAACGATGTAGAGAGTAAAGTTGATCCTGTAAACCTTGAAGGTGTAAATTACATTACTGAGGTTTGGGCAAATGAGTATGAAGCGTTGGCAGATATATCTTTAAATATATACAACAGAAACTTAGGAAAAGATATAAACTATACCCCTAGAAGTGTTCAGAAGCTTCAAGCTGAAGACAAGCCTATAGATATTACAGAACCTGCGTTTAACCCAGATATGCAGAAAAGAGGTGTTTATGACAAAGAAACGGGAGTAATTAAACCAACTACCAAACCCAAAACACTACCAAAAGGAAGGGTTCTTAATTTAGGATTTGACAGACAAAACCTAACAAATTACAAGGCAGCAATGACCGATGTATATACAGCTCCGTCAATACAACAGATACAAGGCGCTAGAGATTCCGATGCATATAACGATGTTTTGCCAAATGAAAACTCAAGAGAGGTTATTCAGGATAGAATAAATAATTATATAGCAAGTATTAGAGGTGTAACTCAGTTCGAAAAAGAACAAAGGGAGAATAAGATGCTTGTAAAAGCTATGGATAAGATAGCTACATTTGGTGTTGTTAGGGCGTTAGGAGGTTTAACTCAGCCGTTAAAGCAAATGGTTCCTATTTTCAATACAGCAGTAAATGCGGGTGTTGTAAACACATTAAAAGGAGTTCAGTTAATTACACAAAAAGAAGTAAATGATGCTATAAACAATTCAGGAATGCCTATTGCAAATAGAGGTGTTCAGTCTCAATCAGACATAGAATCAGTAGATAGTAAAATTGAAAATGTTACTAGAGGAATAGGAGGCAAGATTGTAAAGGGTTTTGATAACGCAAATAAAAAGCTTTTAGATGCTACTCTTGTAAAACCTGATGTTGGAACAGCAAGAGCTTCTTTTATAGCGTATTACATAGAATCAGAAGCAAAAAGAGGAGTTCCTTCTAACGAAATAGATTGGACTAAGCCATTAAATCAGGAGTCATTAAACTTCGCTCAACAACAGGTAGATAGACAGCAAAATGCTTCTGACCAAAACCTTCAAGGTGGGTTGTTTACGAGTCAAAACTTTACAACTCAGTTCATAAGAAAGACAGCGTTTCCTTTTGCAAATTTCCTATTAAATCAAAAAACAAGAATGTACGCAGATATTAATACTTTAATAAACAATCCAACAGCTCTTCCGGGTGATAAGAAAAGAGCGGCCAAATCTTTAGCAGGATTAGGAGTTGAGACAGCTGTGTTTAATTTGTTAGGACTTGGAATATCGTCTATGCTTGCACAGGCCACTCAATCTATTGTTGGTGAGGACGAGGATGATAAGAGACCTCAATGGGAAAAAGATATGATAGCTAGAGAAGAGGGTGATAAAAGAATTAGAAATCAGGTTAGAGGTAGACTTGGAAACGTATTAAATGATGTAATCAATCCACTACCTATTACCAATGATCAAGTTTTAAACTCAGCTAATTCTTTAATAGGATTATTTCAAGACGGAGAAAAAGATGGAGATGCATTTAAGTTTTTTGCAAAAACCGACAAAGGAATGTTAGAGCAATTAGGTGTGTTGGGTATTGGAGGAACAAAAGCAAAGCAGTTAGTAGAAATGATAAAAATTTCTCAAACAGGAGAGTTTAAAAACTATTATGGATCAACCACAAAGCTTAGCAAAAGCGCGCAAGAAAAAGTGGGGAATACTGCTATTATTTATGCGTTACATTTAGCGGGCGCTATCCCATTCTCAGAAGTTGGATACATGTCTGAAAGAGCTCTAAGAGACATAAAGAAAATGAAGGAAGCTAAACCTGAAAAGTTTAAGGAAGAAAAAGACACAAGAAAAACTTTAGACGATGTTGGAAAAAAGAAAGGGTCTAAAATAATTAAATCTAGCAAACTAGGAAAAGGCAAGCTTTAATCTTTTTGTTTATCTAAAAGCTGTTGAAGCTTTCTAATTAATTTGAAGTTTGGTTTTTTCTTTAACTTCTCTTCAAGTATTTGTTTTTTAATGTGATCTTTCATTTTCTATTTCTTTTTGTAAACATGCTAATGCACGCCACGCTACTTTTGCGGTATGACGAATTCCATCACTATCTATTGTTCCTGCATCAATCAAATGTCTAGCAAGAGCATCATAATCATCATTAGATTTATTACGATCCCAATGCAATGGCTTATCAGGGTGGTGTTGTTTGTTTCCTTGTAAGGAAACTCTTGAAACTTCCATTAATGCATCTGGGAAATACTTAATAACGCCTGTAAATACAGGTCGATTTTTTCTTTCTTCTGCGTTCATTAAAATGCCATTCCAACTAATAACATTCCGTATAAAACTCCCGCTGACATTGTCAGTATCATAGACCATACTAATACGGCCAACCAATTTATTTTCTTCATAATTAAAATATGTGCGTTAATCGAGCAACTTGCCCGTGTTGTTTTGAATGAATAAAGCCTTCAATAGCTTTAACCCCACCAATACCGTATCCATTACGATGATGCCAGGAATCTGTTCCGCTTGGTGATCGTAAGCTTTCTACAGTTATTCCATGAAAGTCTTTGCTTGTTTTGTGGTGTACATGGTGAGTGTACACATACCTGTGTTTTGTTTCAGCCCACTCTTGAGCAAACTCATTGGCCATTATAAGTGGCAAGTCAGGAATCTTAGCCCCATCCCCATGTGTAGTTCCGATAAGGTTTTTGTCATACTTAAATGCTTTCCTGTGCGCTATCGAACAATCAAATGTTATGTTCTTGCATTTTCTAAACCAAGACTGTATTGAGTCAGAAAGCATAAATCCTGACATATAATCGTGATTACTAGGATTGTAGACAAAGTGCACATCAGCTACGCTAATCAGCATTTCAAGTATATCAACATAAAGTTTTTTAGCTATCATAAAGTTTTCATACCACATACCATCTGTATCCTGTGGAGTTCCTGCTGTAGTAGCTCTTTTAGGTGTATCAACGTGAAGTATGTCGTTTCCTCCAACAAAAAGTATCTTATCTATATTAAATCCTTGAGCTTTATTTAAAATGCCTTCAACACCTTCCTTAACTCTTTTTACAGCAATTTGCGAATTGTATTCTTCTCCTGTTTCAAAGGCAGAGCAAAGCTTGCCGATGTGAATATCAGCAGGATCAATTACAAGTAAGTGTCCTTTGTTTAGTTTCTTGCGCTTTATTTTGTGGTATTTAGGCGAGTGTTTGTCCATCGCCTTAATGATGTCGTCTCTCAGTTCTTCTGGAGATACACCTTTGTTTTTTACATGAAGAGAAAAGTGTTTACCTTTATACCAATAGTGATTTACTTCATCCATTGGGATACCTGAGGTTTCGCATTCTTTTTGAAGAGCTCGGTGTTTGGTAATTAATGCATACTCCTCTTCACTTAATCGAGGTCTATATTTCATCGTCTGCTAGTTTTTGTGTATCCCTTAGAACTTGATGTAGCTCTTTGATTGCAACTCTTAGAGCGTCATCATCTTCGTCCATCAAGGATTCGTAAACATCGTCAGTCAATGAATTGATTTGCTTCATCAAAATATTGATGAAGTTGATCGAATTGTGGTTGTTTTTTTGGATAGCCATTCATTGATTGTTTCTTAAAATTATGAATAATAAATAAGAAATCAATAAAAAGTTATTAACTATCCATGTGATATATCAAACTTTTACCTACTTCCTTATCAATCTTTGAAATAGCCCTGTATATTAATCTTGATCGTTTTTTTGTGTTTTCACGCTCGGTTTTATTGCTATCTGTACCCATGTTTGTGTACATAGTGCAGTCTATACGCAAAAGCTCGTCTATTTTTTTTCTGTTTGACCAAGATTTAAAATCTAAAATCTTATCAATATCATTATAATTATACATAATCTTCTTGTTTTTCTAATGTTAATAACTCTTTCTTTAATTCATTTATTTTTTCGCGAATCCTAGCTTTTCTACCATCTAGCCCACCGACTGCAGCTAAACACTCTAAATAATTTTCTTTAAATTTTGGATCTACATCCATCAGGCTATTTGTAGTATTAACGCCAAAAAGCACAGTCGCATGGTCTTTATTAAACATAGAGCCAATTTTTGCATATGAATAACCTTTCACAACTCTAAATATCTTATAAGCAATTCTTCTAGCGTCAACATATTCTCTTTTCCTGGTTTTGCTTATATAAAAATCTTCAATTCCTGTAGATGCTCCTACAGCTTTCATAATTAATATATCTTCACCTTTCAGCTTTCCATTGGGTTTAATTTTCATTTAATGTATTTATTAAGGTTAATATAATCTAAATATTTATCCACATCTATTTGCTTAATATCTATAAGCACTATAGGCGAATCACTTGTTTCTCTAAAATAATCTACTAAAAAGAAAACAGGGTTATCATTACTGTCGTTTACATGCCCCGCAATGTTTTTCATTCTACCCTTGGTATGGTCTAAGCCAAACATCTCATCTATTTTGGTTGCTATCCTTACTGATACTCCGTTTTTAAATCTGTTGATTTGTTTGATAAAATACTCATCTAATTCAAACTCCTCCTCTGTATACTTCTGTTTTAATTCCATGTTCTTTAAGTTCTTTAATTCTATATTGTTGTATTGCAGACACCTTGCCTGCAGGTTTTTTAATCTCAGAAAACAAGACATCTGAGTCTTGAGGTATTGCTATTAAATCAGGTATACCGTTTTTGTTGGTTTTAATCAACTTAATAACATAATATCCCTGGGCTTCTAGCTCCTTAATTCTTTTTGCTTGTATTTGCTGTTCTGTCATTAAAATTTATTTAACTCCCCTATTGTAAGCACAGTTGCGTTTGCTTTTTTAAATTTAAACTTATCAAAGTCAGTTCCTTTAGATATAAATGTTCCTTTTTTAAAGAAATCATCACAAGATATCCAACCTAAAATCCAACCCTTTGAAAAATCATTTGTTATTCTCAAAAAAATATAATAATCTGCTTTCTGTTTATGAACTCCATTTAAATCGTGTGAATTTACTGTACACCAATAATCTTCTTTAGGTTTAAACTTGCAACTTATTGTTTTTACTTCTAGCCTTTTATTTTTTTTTGACATCAAATCAAAATCAAAATCATCAACGTCTTTTTGCAGAGAGAGGTAATCCATTATTATCTTTTCTCCAATATATCCAACCAATATTCTATGCCTTTCAGATCCAAACTTGTTTAAATCTAAATTATCTTTAGATATGACCTTACTTAATTTTTGTTTAGCATATTTAATTGCTTCCTCAGTTATGATTATCTCAATCATAAAAATTATATTTAAATTAAAGTTAATAAATCTTTTTTAAAGTGTCTAAGTGTGTAGTCTTTTTTCTTTGTAACGGCCTTGTATATATCTGGTTCTATACCGTTTCGTGTGAACACCCAATAGACGTTATTCTTTAGTCTGTTTTTAGTTGTCATTCTGTCTCTTGATTGCCAATAGCTTGTAGCGCTAAAGTCAATATTGTAATATACAAGACAATCTGCTTCTTTTAGGGATATACCCTCTCTGCCGCTAACTATTTGAAGCGCAATGTTTTTATCTGTGTTGTTAAAATCTTCTAACGTGTTGCAAATTTGCTCTCCATAAACTTCTTTTAGTGCGTTGTATTCTTCTTTAAACTTGTAGAAGATTGCGATCTTTTTACCCTTGAATGTTCGCTTGATATATTCGGCTTTGAATGTGCTTAACACCATTGAGTTTCCGCTTTCAAACTTTACAGTACCACTATACATTTGGTGAAGCTTCTGCATAAGCTTTACACTTGTGTCTGCAAGTATTACTTCATCTGCACCCTCAACAACTAAGTCTCTTTTGAGATCGCTACACATTTTGTATATAAAGTCAGGTGCATCTACACGCAATACCTTTTCTTGTATTGTGGTTTCAAAACCCGCTTCTTTTTGTGTGTATGATATCATGTATGGTTGCATCTCATGCAATACGGTTTCTTTTGCATTGCTGTAATCATTGATCATAAATCCATTGATTTTTCTTTGAGTAACATTCACATGCTCTATCGCAAACTTATAGAATGTACTATAATTGTTGAAAGGATTGCTCGGTATACCAAACACCTGGTGGTACATTTGACTGAACGACTCAGGTGTTGGTGTTCCCGATAACAAAACTACATATGGGTTGTTGGTTAGTATGAGAGACTTGACTTGCTTAGCTCTCTTATTGGGTTTAGGGAAAGCTCCCATGCTGTGCGCTTCATCACACACAATAGCATCCCAACCTCTTTGCTTAATCTTATGTAGACTTTCGTAGTTTATAACAAAAATGTTATAACTAGGGTTTAGCATACTGTAGTCAGCTTCAATACTGCCTATTGCCTTCTTCTTTGTAATGAATAATACATTGTTCACACTCATCATTTTGTTCAGGCATCCGAGTGAGGTAAGTGTCTTGCCTGTTCTTACTTCCATTGACAGGTAAAGGAACCTATGCTTTGAAAGCACTTCTACTGACTTCTCAATAATTTGTTTTTGGTAATCTCTAAATTGTATCATATTTGTGTCTAATTTCCATTAATGCTTGACATCTTTCATAATCTTCTTCTTCTTCGAAATAAGAAATCAAATCATCAATAACATGTATTGTGATAGGTTTTGTTATGTCGTGGATAAAGAAGCTTGTGTCGGTAATTGCAAGCTCGGAAAAAGGCACTTTGTAAATCACTATGTCATAGGAATTTAGCATCCCAAAATGTAATTGATCATGTTCATCATACATTTCCATAGCGTTTTCTTAGATAAGCATAAACCTCGGGAAGTTTTTCCATGGCGTGGTTTTGTTTTTTATACACCACTTCTCCTACGGTTTCTTTGCTATACAAAGTTACGCCTTTTTCTTTATCATATTTTGAGGGCTTCCCATCTGTAGAGATACCTCCCTTTCTAATTGCTATTCTACAATTACCGATGTTATCCTCTGGCTTTATGTATACTTGAAAATCGTTTTCAATACACCATTTAAAATTATGATAATCCACAGTATCCACTATCACATTCGTTATCCTCGGTTCTTACAAGTTTTCCGCCCGATAAACTATTTACTGTTTTCATTTTAAAATGGTATTTGTTCGTCTAAAAATTGTTTAGATATTTTTTCTATTTGTTGTTTGGTTAAAAATATAATCCATCTTCCGTTCAGGTCTCTTCCTTCATCAGGCTTGAATCCTGTCTTGTATAAAGCAAATGAATTTAACCAACGATAAAACTCTGTACGAGATATTGTACGTTTTGCTTTAGGCGCAAAATCAGGATTGTCTGCAATAAACTCGATGTAAAGATCGTTTTTGTAAATCTTTTCATCATATTTAATTGATTCATTTGTATTGTCATTTCCAATCAAGCCACACCACTCTATAAACTCGTGAGAAGTATCTGCAGAAAGCTTTCGAATTGTAAGGTTTTTGAAGTTTGCTTTGATGAGTCCATTTGTCAAATAAAACATAAGGTTTTCAACCATGTAGTTGTCAAACGCACACCACTCTTCTTCATTCCATTCTGAAAACAAAAGTTTTCCAAACTCTACTAGAGGTGTAAATTCTTTGGTATAGAACTGCTTGAACTCCAACTCCCACTTTCTTCTTTCAAAAGAATTACCCCTGCCTTTTATTGCGTAGTTAGTTGTAATAGCAACCTTTGGAGACTTACTGAACGGTATCTTGATTGCGTCTTTGTTTTTCTTTTCAAGCGTAAGTCCTTCAGTAACAACACTAAACAGTCTTTCAAAATCAAAATGCTTTTTGACATCATCAAAGCAAAGTACCTGGGTATCAGCTGAAACAAGCTGATAAGCAAAGCTTTTCTCAAAATTAAAAGCCTTGCCATCTATGACGACAAGCTTTTTCATCTGAGACAAAGCATTGATAAACAATCCCTTACCAGTTCCTCCCTCAGGGTCATCAGATATAACTTCATCATTTAAAATAATAGCAGGGCAGTATGAAAGATTTTTATATGCGTGTAACATATATCCTATTGTGCTTCGCATTGACTTGATTGTTTGTTTATTGTCTCCTGCAATGTTTGAAATAAATGTCTTGTAGTCACAATTAAAAGACTCGCACATTTCAAAGTCACGATCAATAACCTGATCCTTCCAAACATAACCACCTAAATCAAGATAGTCAATAGTGGTTTTCTTGTCTTTTGTGACCTTAACAGCACAGTTTCTATAATACAGATAGGCCGTGTCTTTATCGTCTTCAATAAAGTAAACATCAACCGTTCCAAGTAACGATAGAAACTCTTCACGAAAGAACCTAGTCTTGTCTGCAAAGTAATTATAAACAGACATATCATCTAGGTCCTCCAGATAACCAAGCACAAAGTCCTTAATCTCTTCTTCTGTTGTGTGGTCGATTAAATTATTTGTAACACGAACAAATATAAAGTTCTTACTTCCTTGTGGAGCAAACTTGTAGAAGCCATGGTCCTCCAGGAACTGCCTAAACAAATAATGTATTATAGTTATAACTCCCTTTTCACTCTTGTTCCAAAACCTTTTCTCGCTTTCGTCTTCTTCTATTGAAATAATAACAGAGTCTATTACAGCGTCCTCAATTTGAGAGTCAGCTAATTGAGAACGGATTTCTTTTTTTGATACACCTCTTTTTAGTTTCATTCTAACTTGATTCACTCTATCTTCATCTTCATAATACTTTGAACCAAAGTTTTGTGTTTGAGTATATGCTGAGTTTATTGTTTGCTTAATCTCTTCCAAACTAAATCCCTGTGTCTCAAACTGAGACATAATGTATTCAGCTAAAGACTTGTTCACGCCATAATCATTAAAAGCTGCTGCGAGTATGTATACATTGTTGTTTCTTTCTCCCTCAACCAACCCATACTTCTTTGTCCACCACCTCATTAATATGTCAACAATTTTGTTTTCATCTGTAACGGGTATTGTAGGTCGTGAAGAATATTTATCTACAACCTTAAACTCTTGCTCCTCTATCTTAGTCCAAAGGTGTGAGTTTACATTTACATGAATCAGAGGGTCGTAAGACTCATAGCAAACCCTTGATATGTTTTTACTTGTCTTATCAAAGTATTGTGAATTGAAATACTTATCTAAAGACATGAAATAATTTTTATGGTTCTGTGGATCCTTAGGTATTTTGACAATAGCTTTTAATCCGTTGCCACTTGGAGACACAAATAAAGAATAAACGTACCTGTCTTTTGATAATCGCTCTTTTTCAGACATCATATCTTTCTTGGTCTTGTAGCCATCAAAGTCTAAACAAATAAACCCTGAGTGCTCAATCAAGCTATCATCATTTCTTTTATTGAATATACCTGAGAAACAAATCGCGGGTAAATTCTTTTTAAGCTCCTGGCGAACCTCTTTGTTCTTTTCGGAACGTATTTGTTTGATTAACTCTTTAGACTTCCCTTCCTTTATCCTGTCTAGTATAGATTCGAGGTCACGGAAGAAAGGAGTTGAGGTGTCTTTTATGTTTCTAAATATAGTGACTTGATTTATTTCCATGTCGATTTTATTTTGCTATATACTATATATATATTTTATTTAACTTAATTTTTATTTTGCCATATCTAAGGAAAATAATTGACATTTTCAACATAGATAATAGAAAAGAAAAGAAAAGGGGTGCTAGACCCCTCGTCTCTTCGTTATGAACAACAATTAGAAAGGTAAATCCTCTTTAACAGCCTCTTCCTCAGCTTGCTCTGTTTCCCTTTTCTTAGGAACAAACTGATCCAATTCAATGTATGGTTTACCTGATTGACTGTTAAGTACATTTAGGTTTACCCATCCATTCTTTTGATTGGTTTTTAAAAATGTAATAGCTTCATCTACTTTTACACTTATGTTTCCGATTACAAAATCGGGTGC